GTTTATCACAGAACTCATTAATGGCAGTAACTGGGTTAAGTTGAGTTATAGCACTAACAGTATTATTACCGATAGCACCATCAGCAAAAACGCCCACGATTTCTTGGATAATTTTCGCTGACCTATTAACACCACTATTGATAGCACAATCAAAAAGGCAATAATCAAGTCCCGAAGGAATAGCATCTCCGTGTATGGCATCCCAGTACCTCTTTTTGTATAAAGGTTTTACATCTTCTTTAGTTAAGGCTTTCATATCGTCTACAGACACTTTATGACCAATATAGCCTTCCCATACTGCTTGAGTACATCCCCAGTTAGTAGCCCCTCCTGGGTCAAGTTTGTTGTCAACGTAGCCTCCTTCGTTCACAATCACTAGGTCAAATGACTTATTCCAATTACGGTTCACTTTTTCTTCCTTTTAGATTTTGGCACAGGGAAAGGAATTTCGTCATCTCTAACCTTGTATTCATCAATTGCTTTGGTAAGCAGACTAACAAGCCCCCACTGTACGAGTGTTTCAAGCCCTTCTTTATCGAAATCAACTTGAGCGTTGGCTGAACCATCTGCATTTTCCTTAATGATTTTGACTTCTATCTTCATACGCTTATCAATTCTCCACGAAAGAACACCAATCCATCATCTTCACTAATGACTTGTACAAGTTCTGGCGGCATAAGTTCTCCATTGACAAACGTAAGTATTGCGAATCCTGAACGCCAGTTGACGGGCGAATCTTCCGTGTAGATGTACTTGTCTCCTCCAATTGCCGACATTGTTCCTGTGTCAACGCCATATCTGTCACCTGTATAATCTGACCACGGAGTCACTTTTAGGGAATGTAAGTGCCCCGTGACCATTGAGACCCCCGATTTCAGGGTATTGTTAAACACTCCATGTTGACCATTATGCCAACGGTGCTTAATCATACAAGTGTTATTGACCATTAGAGACCAAGAATATGTCCAAAGAGGCAAGTGGTCGGCTAATGCCATTCCAGGTACACCTTCATACTGTCCTAGAACATTAGATAGTTTCCCATCAAAACGAAGGTCGTGGTTACCAATGGTGCGGTGCATAAATGCTCCTGCAGGACGAACCTTCTCAATGTCTCCTAGTCTGGCTTGGACTTCTTCTAGTTCTTCCTTCACGGTTGGAGTCTTATCCCACCCAATCCTATTGTGTTGACTGATTGTGGCGTTATCCATAATGTCTCCATTAAGGACTATTCCATTAGGTTTTAGTTTCTTGATGAGATGGACAAATGCTCTATGGGCGGTACTGACATATCCAGGCCAATAGTGGCAATCAGAACCCACAATAATCAATCCATCTTCCATAGACAGATTAGTGCGGACTTTGTTCTCTGGAATAGTTAATCTTTGACTTGGCTTTTCTTTTGCTTCTAATTTAATGTTGTATTTCTTTTCTAGTCTACTTCGTCGACGCATTAGGTTACGAAGGTCAATATCTAATATTTTTGCTAATATAGTTCCTGATTGATGTTTATTCCACAGTTCTATAAAATCTTCATCGCTGCATCTTGGTTGCATTTTATTCGCCTAATTTATATGTTTTGACTGGTTCGTGACTTTTTAAGTCCACATTACACGCCCATTTAACAGCTTCCTCTGCACTTAATCCCATTCTCATACAAACCTCTGCAGCCATTGAGCCACTGCCAATTGCCATAAAAGTTCTAACTCGTTCCCATTCTAGGTCATCTCCACAAGAGAATAGACCCTCTTCTGTTAATTTTAAGAATGAACTATCTGCTTTTAGTTTTGGTTTTGTCTTGTGTTTCTTATTAATATATTCAGAAACCTTTTCTCCATCCACCCAATTACCTGCAACTCCAAGATAACCACCTTCTATTGCAATAATCTTATCTTCAAAATATTTAATACCTGAATCATCGTCTGAAAACTGACTGTCTGCAACTAATTTTTTATTAATCCAATCGCCAACAATAGTAGTCATATCATTCTCGTTAGGTGAGACCAATCCGTCTCACATTGTAGGTGAGACCACAAGCGTGACGGAGGGGAGCCGTCAGGGGGAAGTGGGGGATGAATGCCTGTGGTCTCATTTGTTAGTTTAGTTTAAAAAGCAACATTACTCCATACGGGGCAGAATTTATTTACACTGCAGTAATCTTCACAACGCCTATAAGTAGCTGGACGATGCTCCCAGAACTGGTCTGTGCCGAGTGTAACACCCTCTTGTGACGGATATAGCTTGATGGCTCGTTTGCCACCCTTCTTCATTAAAGCAAATTGTTCAGGAGTAGCCCATCTTTCCTCATCATTACAAATTGGGGGTTCAGATAATTGATGAAGTGCAATACGCTCTTGTACATAAGCCTCTGCCTCATCTAGTGTCCACATACGGATAGGAAGGGTCAGAATCGGTCTTGCAGGGTACTCTGGGTTCTTCTGTTGCTCACGGGGTCTCCAGTCTCTGAAAATGGCTGTAATGCTCAATTTAGTGACTTCTGTGCCATTCTTATGCAATAACCATCTCAGGACGTTTAACTGGCGTTCCCACTCGATTTTGCCACTAGCAGCGAATACTGAGGTCACCTTGTAATCAGATAGGTGAGAACCCTCTAAAACGTCGAATGCGCCCCCTAATTTCCATCCCAGTACCTCGGCATAGACTCGCTCCTCCCGACGCACTGTAGACCCCTTATAAGCCATTTCAAGCAGATGATGGACACTACTTCCAAACAACGCCCAAACACGGTCTGAAGCATCCTCTTCTATAGCGTCATCGTGCTTAATCCGCAACTGACGAATCAAAGGTGGTTGGATTAGCTGTGTAACGGTAATATCACTGCTACCTGGGGTATACCCTTGGTTTTGTACTGCATTGACTATTGGTTCTGGTAAATTAAATTTGTTTGTTAACTTCATTGATTCTCTCCCCTATCCACTTCATAACTGGAACTGCCATCGAGTTACCTAATGCCTTGTAGCGGTGACCGTCTGGTGATTCCCCCTTTTTCCAAGGAATAATTGTATAGTCATCCTTGAACCCCTGCAACCTCTCGCATTCCCTAGGTGTTAATCTACGGACTGCCATATTACCTGCTATAAAGGTCTGAGCATGGTGTGATTGAACACTTGGCTGCATAGCTTGTAATGCAGGAGTTACTTCTAATGGAGTAGCACTAAAGTTATTCGCTTTAGCATCTTCTCGAATACTATAAGCCTGAACCAATGGGACATTCCCACCGCCAGTTCCCCAACGACTTGTAACGGTCTGACATACTTCACCCATCTCTTTAACTCGTGAATCTGCAGGATGAGTTTCATACGCAATCATATTGAATCCATCGGCTCTACTGTAGTCGTTGCAAGTTGTTTGGAGACGGTGAGCAAGGCTTGGTATAAAAGTTCTGGCAACTTCTTGTTTCGTACTTTTGCTCTTCTTAGTATCCCCGCACAGGCTTTCGGACTCAAATAATACTCTGGCCGCAGATTCCCAGTCTCCAAGACATCCGACAACAAACACTCTTCTGCGTCTTTGTGGGACTCCAAAGTATTGAGCATCAAGCACCCGATATGACCACCCATACCCGATTTTGACCAACGCCCCGAGAAAGGAACCAAAATCCCGTCCACCATTTGAACTGAGGACACCTGGCACGTTTTCCCATACGAACCACTTGGGTCTAAAGTGGTCAAGAATTCCGACATAGCTAAGGGCAAGGTTCCCCCTTGGGTCTTCAAGTCCTTTTCTAAGCCCTGCAACACTGAATGATTGGCAGGGAGTTCCTCCGACCAAAAGTCCAACTGATTCAAGATTCCACTCCTTATATTTATTCATGTCCCCTAAATTTGGAACAGATGGATAATGATGTTTAAGCACAGCACTTGGGAATGGTTCAATCTCAGAGAAACCTACAGGTTTCCAACCAAGACTTTTCCATGCACAAGTAGCAGCTTCTATTCCACTACATACTGATAAATAATTCATCCCTTAATTCCCCTTAAAGGTGGGGTACTCGCTTCTTTACGCTTTCCCCCGTAAAACTAGAACGGCACTGTCTCGTCTTCAATTACAGGCTCATCATGTGAGCTAGTATTCTGTGGAATACCATTTTCTTCTAGTTCTTTGCTCATTAGAATCTTCTTCTGAACATAGCTAGACAGTCCGTCAAATACCTTTTGGTCAAAAGTGCCAATATCAAACTTGACGGCAGGATTAACCAACTCAGGACTAGGCATACCTTTAGGTAAAGCCATGATTGAACCTACGTTAGCGTAGACCTTAGAGTTGTCCTTAGATGGCTTATGTACGATACCTAACAGACAAGGAGCACCCAATACATTCTCAAGACTAAAGTTACGCAACTCTTCCGCACTAAACGGACGACCACGCCATGCTTCCAAGTCTTTCCGTAGATTGGCCTTGTCTCCGATTGAAGCCGTGTACTCTCGTGAGATTGAGAATGGACGACCATCACTCATCATTTCGTTTAGTTCCCAAGTGATACGAACTTTAGGGGCTACTTTAGCTTCACCTTTCCATTCAAAAGTCTGATGACCTAAATCAATAATTTGGTAGCATCGTGCAGCAAAACTTCCTGATGGACAATTTTCAAAATCACCACCACCACCGTTACCTGCGTTGACTGTTAAGCTCATTTTCCTAATTCCTTTTCTAATTGTGCAATGACTTCTTTGATTTTTTCAATATCGTTTGTTACCGACATTAACTGCCATTCAAGACGCTCTTTCTGATACAGATAGTCTTGAAGGCGTACTTCTAACTGCTCTTGCTCTCTTTGTACTGTTTCATAATGTTCTTGCATTTTCTTCCTCCGCATTTTTATACCAGTCTTGGATATACTTCATTAAATCTGCAACAGACTTCCCCACTACTTTAAGATTCCCCGTTGCAGGGAGAACCTCTTGAATCAACGTGATATGAGGAGCATCGTCCACATAACCCGTAATCAATAATACACGATGTATCCAGGCTAGTTCTTTTAATAGAATCTTTTGCCCTTGTTTTATTTCCTCATCTTCACGTTTCCACTCCCCAAATAGGAAGCTCCCTTTACGCTCTAGTACCATATCTATATTAGATGGCATAAAGTTAGGGTTACTACCTATTACCCCCCTCAAGAACCCAAAATCAACATGGGTCGCTCTTGCGTTTCTCATTGCTGGAATCATACTTCTCCCTTAAATATTTCTCTATCTCTCTTGCAAACCGCATATCTAGTTCTGTAGGCTTTTTCCAAACCATGAGCTTAGAGAACCATATATCCCTTATTTCTTCATCCAGTAACTTTTCCATTGAACCTAGAAGTTTCCAACTTTTCTAACATTATTTCAATAGCAGCCATCCATCCTGCCTCAAATCCTTCATAACTGGTTGGATGATTCTGTCCCTTAACGGCAGGTTTCCATTCTTCACACCAATCTTCGTAATACTCTTGTACTTTACTCATGTTTTACACTCTCTATAGTTTTATCGTGCTCTGTTCCAACCGTTTGTCCTTGCCAGTTCACTGTTACTGAAACAGGGTCTTCATTCTTCCAATATTCAAAACTAAGGAATGCCCCACCTTCAGGCCCAATATTTAACCAATGAGGCGTCATATCAGGAGAATCAACAGTGGTTCCAAGTAAAAAATGATTACCATTTTCATTTGATTTTTGCCATTGTTGAACATCAGGGTTATCCCTACCTTCAAGATAGAATTGAATGTTCCCTGCCAAATAAACAAATGCAGACTCTACTCCAGGATGAGTATGTGGTGGAGTAGTGCTATATGGCTCAGTCAAATACAACTCAACTTGAAATCGCCCCTCTCTAAACATACACAATGACATTGCATTGTCAGTATGAAATACTGGATTCTTAAATGGTGGTCTTAATGGCATACCACTACTCATATACCAATCTCTGAATTCTTGAACGTTATTCCACATTTGCAACCTCAATTTGTTTGTCGTGTTTATGGCCTAGTGTTACTCCATCATATTCAACTGCTACTGAGCGTGGCTTCTTGTTAGCCCATCTTTGAAATAATAGAAATGAACCACCTTCTTGATTTACCTTTAGTGCATGGGGGGTACCATTGATTGATTCCAATGATTTACCCAATAACAAATGTGTTCCGTTTGCACCTTCTTTTTGATATTGAGATAAGTCGGGGAATGGAGCACCATTCGTAGCAAAAGACAGATTACCTGTTAAATAAACTGACAATGACTCAATACCTGGATGAGCGTGAACTTGAGTTTCTGTATTGGGTTTACAAATGTATAACTCAACTTGATACTGTCCCTTACGATATACAGTCAAAGCGTATGCCATATCCGTAATATGAATTGGGTATTCAAACGGAGGTCTAATAGGACATCCTGCAGCAATCCACCAATCCTTAAATGCTTCTACTTCATTCCATTCCTTCATCTGCAACTCCTTGTAAAAAGTTTTTATATCTATCTAATAACCAATTGATTTCTTTAATGTCACCACAGCTACTGGCAAAGTATTCATTACCCTCTGTTGTGTAACCCATAATGCAGACCATCTGCAATACCTTGGCTCCCTCAAGTACTGAATCTATTGGAACATCCCCTACAGTGCCTTCTGGAAACTCAATAATTTCTCCCATATCACCCCCTGATATATGTCAATATGTTAACTACGGTATCCACAACGGATGTAACGCAT